GTTGAGTTTCAGTTAATGGATCATACTCGAGTAAATCATCAATACGAACCGTCATAGAGTTATTTGGTTGCTTATTCCTTTTCATGTTCGAATAGTATTTCTCCTGCCCGCTCCCTTCTTTATGCGACCAAGATGTTCTTTCCAACTATCTGGCGTTTTAGACAAAACCCCACCGGTAGATTCTACAATTTTAGGAGCAGATAAAACTTGAACTAGTTTGTACTCTTCTAACATGTCTTGGAGTTCTTTCCACGAGCACGAGACTTCCCACGACTTTTCGGCTTTTTCGTTATCTCTTCTGACTGTGTAAATCGGCATGATAATCTCTTCCACTTTTCCCAATTTTCTTCTACATTGTATCTATATATGACGTTCCATTGCTTAGACAAAGTTGACCATGTCTTAATAACTAATTCGCCTCTTTCGCTTTCCTCAAGCCTTAACCAAGTACCAGGATTATTCGGATCACCAAACTTAAGTTCTTCTAATATTTTATACTTAAGCTGCAGCATTAAACCACTCCGGAGTCTCACGTCTTGTCCATACCATTTTAAAACGATCTTGTTTTGTATGATAATATTCTTGATAGGATTTGACAGGATCACCTTCATGGATGCATTGTGGTTCGTGTGTCATTGCAAGAGCAAATGGTGTACGTAGATTTGACCACTTTGTATGAGTAGGCGGTCGACGTAATGCATCAGTCAATAACGTTTCTGTACTGTGAGTTTTACCATAGCGAAATCTGTATTCGATGCATAATGCTTTAAAGTGTTGATAGTGCCACTCATAATTAGCATTAGTTTCCATAGTCCATACTGTACATGGATGACCGACGTGTACAGCTTTGTACAACGTATCTTCTAGTTCTTGGTTTGGATGTACCCAGTATTTAACCATGGTCTTTCCAGACTTTGATGGCCGGCGTGTTTGTTCACCGTCAAGCATACGATGGGCTGTTGAAAGCATTTGAGCAGACTCGACGATCATTTTTACGACATGCTTGTCGCATTGCCATTGAGCTGCTACGATTGGATTTGAATCTAGGATAAAGATATTCATGGTATACTATCCCCCTCTAAGTAATGATACTTTATTATACCACGACTTAAGGGGGAAGTACACTCCTTTTTTTACTATGAAGCTTCTTTTATACGATTGTCTAAATATTTTCGCTTAGCCAGAATTTTTTGCATTAGTGAGATCTTGCCTTTCCGTTCAAGTTTTTGGGCATATTCCTGTAGTTCAAGCGAATCTTGTCTAAGACGTTCTAGCTGATTTTCTGACATGTATAATTGTCTCCTTAAAAGTAAAATAATCACACCATCATGATGTATCCTGCAATAATCCAGGAAATGCTTCCTCGATTACCGGCCTCGAAATGCCTTCTAGTTTCTTTTTGTTGATCATTGACACAACAAGCTTTGCATCATCTGGATGTACGCCTTCTAAAATTTCAAATAGAATACGTTCTCGTTTGTAGGTAGGTAACTCATCACCTGGGCCTCCAGAAACAAAGTACATAAATCTCTTGTGTTCCTTTAAAAGATTTGATGGTGCATTGTGCTTTTGGTTGGGAGTAAAAGGCGGATCGCCTTGAGGAAAGTTAAATTCTACTGTGCTATCATACGCACCGCGTAAAATATCTTTCAGAGCCCAAGATTCTCCTTCTTGTAACTCTTTTACTTTTTCTTCTTTGTTCCGTCGATTCTTAGTTCGGCGAATCACTTCATATACTGGTCTTACCATATCATCCTCATTAATCTATTTATCTCGTATATGTTTTGCATGTATCTTACAACCGATAAATTCGTTATAATATTCATCAGATAATAATACGTCATATTGAAATTGGAGTTTTGCTTCGTAATAAGAACATTCGCCCTTAGTTTTACAAAGTCTTAAGATTTCTCTTTTGTAGTTATCTTTACCTTTTGATTCAACTAAACTTTGTACTTCTTTACTTGAACCATAATATTTACGCCAATCTGATTCGGCTCTTGTGCGGACTCTACGTTTGCGTGTTTTAGTAATAGGTAGGGTTTTTGGCTTCCAGAAGAATTTCTTACCAATATATTTTTTACCGGTATCTTTCTCGGTTACCATATAAACAAACCCCTGAAATTCATCAGGGGTTTCGTTAAATTCTTTATCATTATAAACCCACATAGGTCTATATATCTTAGTATTCGTCTGAGTCTAATTCAAGCGCATTATTTTCTTCACCACAAAAAGGACAGAATTCGACAGCCATGTCGGTTTCGCAATATATTTCTGCTTCAATGTCACAATAATTGCACTCGACTATAAAACTTCTTTCTTTCATTAAAAGTCTATCTCACATGCTCCGCCTGCACAAGCAGCGGCACCTAACGTATCAACATCAGTATACTTCTTCTCGGTCAGATCATGTTCCCAACTAATATCCCTAAAGTTAGCGTTAATCTTATTCCACTTATGTAACAAATAAGAATCCTTCAAGCAATATTCAGTTTCTTTTAAATTTCCATCTAAATAATTATTCGCAAAGTTGTTGAACCTACGAATCCAATCTTTCTTCAATGCAGTTTGTGTAGACTCGACTGATAAATCTTCACCCATACCTTGAGCCGTAGAACAAGCATTCCAAAGATTATCAAATGCATTGAGTGCATCAACAACTAAGCCACTTGCAAAGATGGCAGCTGTCCCGTATTTGTCAACCATAGTATTTGCATCGATGACACCAGTGTTTGGTGCTTGGTTAAAGTCTTTATCACCCATAGAAGATAAGAAAGAAATACCAGCAAAGCTGCGACGATTTTTAAATACGTAATCTTCTACTTCATCCCAATCCTTTACAATAATAGTATTAGATACATTGTGTCGAATACCTTTATCAGCACATAGCTCTTCGTTAGTACCAGCATTCACCCAATGTTCTTGAGCTTTCTTTACTAGTTCTAAATGATCTACGCCGATTAATTCGTCTTTAAGCATTGATCCTTCTTTAGGCAAAATAGGAAATGATACAACAACATCAGTTCCGCCTGAAGACCAAACTGATTCTTCGACCATATGTGGATTTGTTTTTTGTATTGCTTGAGTTACCTCAGATTCTTTATTCATTTGAACATTACGTATGTACATACTAGAATGCTCAGCGTGAATACCACTAGCAGTTTGCAATAGAACCGAAGCATTACCGCTTGGCTTGACACAAGTCGTTCTAGCCGCTGCGTTGATTCCAATAACTTCTGCAACTTCTCTGTTGACTTGTCTGACAATGTTTGCCCCTTCCTCAAGTATTTTTGCATCAAATAGAATATCGGGATTATTCATCCATCCTGTGATTGAAACTCCTAATAAAGCTTCACGGTCAAATATATCTTTTGTTGTATCTGGTAAGAATTTAAAATTAGTGTAACCTGCCTGGAGGGTACCTAAGATCGCACCAGCGCGGCATGCAAGAAAGAAATCTTCTTTAGTTACACATTTACCACCGTTAATTTCTGTAAGATTACATCCCTGCCATCCAGACTGTCCGTCTATCTGCGGGAACATTCCTATCTCAACACACGGATTAGTTGTATGTTCAGTCGACTCTACAAACACAAAACCTGGTTCACCAAACTCTTTTACATTTGTCATAATCTTGCCGAACTGTTCAGCTGTAGTTGTGTCTCGAACTATGACAGCAGAGTTATTTGATCGACCACGTTGTGGATTATCGACAAACCAATTACCCGTTTTAGCTGTCATCATTTCTTCGTCGTCAGGTGAGAATAAACAAATAGTTGCCGAACGTCGTACTCCGCCCGATAGAACAGCATCAGCAGTATGCATACAAATATCGTATACATTAATCGGACGTAAAGCAATAGACTCTTTTAAATCAATCACAATGTCTTGTAATAGATGTTCAATCTTATCCAGAGCACGTCGTAGACCATCAGGGCCTGGCGCTTTAAATCCACCAGAGATTTTAGAACCTTTTGGTCGAATGTTTGATAGATCAAAGTAAACTCGACGGCCGGCATAATCTGGATATTTGCCACCATCTACAAAATAAGACGACATAAGAATATCAACAGCAGTTGCCCATCCTTCAATGTCATCTGTGACTACGTGAGTTTTTGCAGGCTTGCTTCGTGCTGTGATCTTTGGAAGTCTAGCAATATGATGCTCTTGTACCGAAAATCCTGCACCTGCACCACATAATAAAATATAGAAAATCTCACCGAAAAATGATGGCCTATCTGCATATGAAGAAGTACAGTTATACATTCTCATTTGATGCTTAAGTAATTGGTCTCCACCGAATTGAAGTGCCCGTTGTGCACCTAAGACTCTTTGTTCCTTATAAGCCTGTCTAGCTTCTTCTAAATAAGACTTTAATCCGTTATCATTTTCTTTGTATTGATTTGCGTGCATTTCGATCACGCGATCTACAGCTTCCTCCCATGTTTCGTATCTTTCGTTGTCGTCGTTAAAGCGTGAGTAACTATCGTAAAACTTTGTTTCGGATAAAAGTTTACGTGTGTCAACAGAAGCTGTTGCCATTGCAATTTCCTTTATATAAATGATTTTCTCTTATGTGGTATTATATATCAAAACTAAGATCTTGTACATAGCAATATGTACCATATTTAGTGATAAAAATACAACATATTGTATTTATTTTATTTTTTTATTTCTTGAATTTGTGTCTCATAGTACGCAATAATTTCTTTTTGCTGAAGTATATATCTGCGTATGTCTGATATGCCTAATGATAGGTTTTCATATCCTTTTGGCGTAATAGCCATGAAGGCGGCAACACCACCGGCTTCTTTAATCCTTGCAATGGATTCTTCTAAGTTATCTTCATTGATAACAAACCATTCAACGTCAGGCATATCAACTGGTTTAGGAGCTGCCTGTAAAGGAATAGTTGGATAAATGTATTCTTTTTCAGTTACTACTATCGGTTCCGGTGTCTTCGCGCAAGATGTCAGTATTATCATCACTGCGATCACTAGTAGTATCTGATAAGATGTTTTTGATGAGTCGGTCCACGCCACGATTAATCCTCCGCTCGAGATCCGCTGGATCTTCGAGAGCTTCTCTTGTTATATCAATTTGACTAAATCTTTTTCTAAGCCTATCAAGTCCGGCTTCTGACTTTTGTAATGCTTCTTGCAGTTCAACTATCATCAAAGAATTACTATTAGCTTCGTCTCTTAATTCAGTCACAGTTTTTTCTAATGTTTCAGTAGCCCCTTGTAGCACAACATTATTTTTTCTTAGTTGCGCCTTCTCGGCTTCTGATGTTTCATAATACCAATATGCAGTATAACCTATACCACTAAACGTAGCAATCAAAAATAAAAATAAATAAACTCTAAGCATTTGAATCAGTATATGTCCTAAAACGTTTTAGTACTCTAGGATCTCTATCCTTACGTCTACGTTTATCTATAACAACGGTACCAGAAGGATTGTCTCCTGCACCTACAACAGATGCAGTAGTAGTTCCGCCTGCCATCTCTTGAGCCTTCTTAAGAGCATCGGGAGTTGGCGCGCCTTTCTCACCTTTTTTTCTCATCTTTTTACCGGCACGGCGCTTAGCCCATATGTTTGCCCATAATCCTGCTTCTTTCATTTGATAAGCTCCATTGATGAAATGTAAATATTTTGATTTGTATTCATGTGAACAGCTTCATATATGTCAATACCGTATACATCACCTATAGGATATGAATCTTCTTTTATTCTAATTCTATCTTTCATTTTAACTATATCTTCAAACGTAGAATTAATCATCTTATTATTTTGTAAACGATATATTCCAGGAGATAACATTTTATCTTCACAAACAAACCATTTATTTTCTTCTAACATAAATTCTATAGAGTTTAATCCTAATTCTTTCATAATTTTTTCTACTGATTCATCAGATAGTTGACCGTGTTCTTTTATTAAATAAAGGGCAGAAGCATAAGATCCGACTTTACCTGCTGGTATGAGTCGCTTAACATTAAACACTAATCTATTAAATGGCGTGTATGCATCTTTTTCCTCAGGAGTTTTAGGTTTTTTCAGACGCTTACCTTTTTCGTCTATTATGCCTAATTTGAATGCAGCAGTTTTATCAAACGACGTAACAAGAAGTTTGAGAAATCTAAATGTATAAACTAGGTCTGCTGCTCTTTTAACTATTCCCATCAAATTTTCCTTAAGGCTTCTACGATACCTTCATCCATCCTGTATTGTGCATACTCTGTATTCTTTACATACTTTAAAAATATTAAAAATGGTTTTATCACTGGCCAATGCATTGGATCTAATTTTAATTCTAGTATTTTACATCCAGCTTCAATACCAAACATATTAAAAAATACTATAAGATGATTTAATATCAATCTTTCTGACAATTCACTATAACCAATATAACGATTTACTAATCTCTTAATATATTTTATTCTTTTAAGATCTTCGTAAAAATCCTCTGAACTTGCACCCAGAGGATTATTATAATTCTTAGCCGCATAAAGAAGTA